GCTTTTAATTCATTAGGTTTATTTTTAATTTTTACTTTAACCATTACGCTACCTCCTTATCGTCGTATTCAAAACCGTTTATATCAAAATTGTCGATGGCCACCGTTTGGCCTCTAGTCTTGTAACTTTCTGTGGCGTTTCTGTCGCCGTAAGATGGAACTAAAAACCAATACTTCTCGCCGTCAAACAAGACGTCACCACTAGAAGTTGATCTGAGTCCGACCACTTCGCCGTTATAAGTTTCAAGATCTGTTAGGACCGTCACCTTGTCTGAAAAATCTTTATTGGCGTAAGTTTTACCATCGTAAGATAATTCAGGACCTTGCGACCAAGATCCATCTATGTTTTGAGTTAGCCTAAAAGCCTCTGCAATACTGTCAGTGTCAACAGTGGCGACTTTGGTATAACCCTCCTTGTGATACATAAATTTTTTGCTTTGATAAACTGTAATCATTTATCCTCCTTAATTAAGTTCTCTAGGTTTGTCGTGATGATATTTTTCATCATTTTCTGAAAAGTAAACGTTAGATTCTTTTCCATATCTAATAATTTTTCTTTCATACAAAGTTTGAGTATCAAAAGGCGCTAAACCGTCATTGATCGTATTTAAAACTTCGTCCCTATCTTCGTCACTATCACATTTAATGATTATGTTGTAAGTTTCTTTAGCCATTTTTATCCTCCTTGGTTTGGTTAATTGAATGTCTCACATAGACATAATACAGATATTTGCAAATTATTACAACTATTTACAACAATAAATATTAAATATTTTAGACAAAAAAAAGGGCCCTTTCGGGCCCTTTGTAACACTGAGTAATAAAGTGTGTTACGACTTCAAATTACGCGCCTTGAGATCCGTAGATTCCTCTCCAATCAGAGAAACCAAACGAATATCTTTCTCTAGCTTTGTATCTGATGTTGCCTGTAGAAAAGTCTGGCTCCATAGAAGTCTCCATTGGAGATCTTTGGAACATTTTTAGACCTTCTCCCATAGCATTAACTGATGTTAAGACAAAGAAAGCGTCTGGATCTGTTAGGTAATGATTCACCGCATAACCACCAGGCAATACACCTGTGTTTCTGATTGCGTTGATATCATTATCAGCAGTCCCAGATCTTTGTGTAGAGTTTAATATTCTGTCAGCGACGAATACTAATTGCGGAGGAATTATTAATTTGTCCGCAGTAACGCTGATAGTCAAACCTCTGTCATCTGTAAAAGTAGATATGTCGATCAAAGCATCTTCTAAAGACGCCTCGTTCAAATCTGCCATCGTAGTTGCTCTGTTAGCAGCTGTTCCTCCACCTGCAAGTGGGTGAGCAGTGTTAATTAGAGATACGCCATCACCACCTGTAAAACTAGATGAGAAAGCGTTATTCAATACGTCAGCTCCTTTAACCTCTTTGGTGTTAGCCATAGATTTTGCTAAAGCTTTAACATATCTCTTACCAAGAGAATCGTACAGGTTGTCTTCAACCGCCTCTTCTGTAAGCGCAAACGCTAACGCAACAGTATCGTGCGTGTATCTTGCGCTAAAACTTTCTGAGGCATTGTCAAATTCAACGCCTTGACCCTCTGACTTGACGGGTGCTCCGCCAAAACCTGTGATAAGCACCTCTTCTTCAAACGCCCTGTTGGAATCCTCGATCACAAAGATATCTTCATACTCTTGATCGTAAGAATCATAGGACATTCCGAAAAGTGCGTTTAGACCAGGCTCAAGCTCTTTCGCTAATTGTGCTCTTGAAATTGCCATGTATTAACTCCTTATGCTAAACCAGCACCTTTTTGTCCCATGATGTGGTTTTGAATCACACATAAAACATTGGTGTTTGCTGATGCTACGTCGTCGTTATCGGGATCCTGAGAAATATCTAACGCTTTTAGAGGTAATGTAGCAGTTGTAGCTCCTGTCGTTACATCAAGCTCTAAGTTAGATCTTCCAGACTTAGTATCGCCAACCGGTGATCCATCAACAATGTCAAAGTTTCCAAACAAGTCAGCAACAGGCATAGCTGCGTCTGCTTGTACTTCAAAAACGACATTAGGATCGTCGATTATGCTTGCGATTATATCCGAGGCAGCAATGCTACCAGGATAATAGTTGTTAAAAACTTGCTCGCCTGTAGTGGGGTCAGTGTACTGAACTCCGTTAAACACTCCGACAATCGGAACGGTTCCGGTTGCGGTGTGTCTTCCTAATACTCCGGCTGTTAGTTGTGTAACTAAGTCGCCTTGAAATATAGGTGTAGTGGCACCACTTGCTATTCTGTATCTGGATTGTCCTCCAGAGAATGGTGCTCCGCCCATCATACGAACAGGTTTTAAACCAAATGCGGCATCTTTATTCGCCATAAGATTTACTCCTATTAATATTTATTACTTTTTCCCAAAAGTAACATTAGACTTTCTATCGGAGTCGTACTTGACGTATCTGCCATCTTTTCTGGCATCGTTAAACATATTGTTATCTAATGCCTCTTTTTTTCTGACAGTTTGATCCTCGTAATAACTGTTTCGTTCTTGTCGAGTCTCGACAGGTATCTTCGCCAATAAAAGTCCTTCGCTATAAACTAAACCAGCATGTCTACCAGATTCGGCAATCGGATAAGCATATTCATCAGGTAAATCGGATCCTCTAACGAGTTCCCAACCTTCCCTAACTCTTCTTGCTACGTTTGCTCTATCCTCCTGACCCAACATTGATTCTCTTATCCAACGATATTCGTAACCTTCTGGTGGGGGTGGAGTTTCTAGTTTTCTTACCGGTCTCCAAGGTTGTCTACGAGAATTTTTATCGTGAGACTCGGACTCACGGGATATTCTGGAATGTACGTTTTCGCTATTTTCTTCTGTCATTTTGCCTCCCTTGTTGCTAGTTTTTGTTTTTCTTTAGCGACAGATTTCAACCACGCCTCATCTGACATGCCGTGTGGTTTCAATCCTTGTAGAGTTTCGACTTCGGATTTACTAAAACGTACGCCGTTCTCTTTGCCTTGTGTTTTTTGTCGACTACCTACGGCAGCTGAGGCGACTCTTTGCACAGCGGGTCGGTCCTCATTTTGCTCGACATTATCAGATCTAAGATCTGGATAAACTTTATAAATTCTGTTGTTTAGCTCATTGTAGTAATCATCAGAGTCTAAATCGTAACCCTCGTAGGCTAAGGTGTTGTGGACGTGTTGCGCCCAAGCAGTAGCCTCTACATCTTCATTAAACCATGGATTTTTAGACGCCCAAGCTAGGGCCTCTTTTGTTGGTTGTACTGTTTGCATTTGTTGCGGTTGTTGCTCAGGTTGTGCCACAACGTTTTGAGCAGAGCTTGTGTCTGCTATCTGTTCTTGTTTTTGTTTGGCAAGCCTTACTTTTTCTTTTTGTAAAGCTACCTCACTTTTCAAAGTGTCAGCTTTTGACATCAAAGACGCATCGCCGGAGCTCACCGCTTTTTCATAAAGATCGTTGGCCTCTCTTTCTTTAGATTGTACGTTTTCCTCTTCTTTTTCTAATAAGGTTCTTTGCGCTTGAGCTGCTTGTTGGTAATAGTTGTTTACCTCTTGCTCTCTTTGTCGTAAAGCCGCCTCAAGTTGATTGGCTCTTTCTTCTGTTTCCCTGTTTCTAGCGTTAAGTTTATTAATCCTCTTAGAAACATTTTTAGTGTAATTTTCTAATTCTTCATCATTAGAGGCAGTTACTTCTTCCGTAGCATCGGTTTCAGCAACTTCTATTTGTATTTCCTCAACCTCTGGCTGAGTTATGTTGTCATCGTTTTCGACTGTCATAAGCTTACTATATCATCTGGATCGAGAATTGTGGCTATCACTTCATCATCGTTGATGATTCTTACCTCTGCACCTTCCTCAAGTTTAAACCTAGAGCCAGAGTAGCGCCCTATTAAAACCCATTGTTTTTCTTCACACCACGGTTTATCTCCAAACCTAGCTGTATCGTTATAACATTGTGGTCCCATCTTGACTACATAAGCTACTACTGTTGCTAGTGCCTCACGGTCTTTAGTTTCTTTAGCTAAGACTATTCCGCCTTTTGTTTTTACTTTGCCAGCGTAGGGCAAAACCAACAAACGCCAACCTGTGGGTTGTGGCATACGTTCAAGTATCGAAGCATCTAATTTTTCTGGATTTAAGACTCTTTCGCTAGGCTCTACATAAGCCTCTGCTACTTTTGTTGCTGCGTTTGGGTTTATTATTTTTGACATTAAAGTTCTTTTGCTAAATCACTAATCTCATTTGCAATAAAGTATAAAGCATTAAGTTCACCTTGCAAATATTTATAATGTTCCATATCTTTTAAACTACCTGACATTAAGGTTTCTTGTATCTGAGATTCCCTAAGTTCAATCTTTTTTTTGATTTGGTCGATTAAAGATATATCCATCAACTACTTTTTTTTGGCCTACCTCTTTTTTTCGGTGCTGCTTTTGTTTCTGCTTTTTTTGTAGTGGTTTTTTTGGTTGTAGTCTTTTTAGCAGGTTTCTCCTCTGCTTTAGTTTCTACAACCGGATCTTCAACAGGCAAACCAGCCTCAATCCTAGCCATTTTTTTAGCTATCCTTTCGGCATTAGCTTGATTTCTTTTTTCAGCCGCCTCTCTTGCTGCCTTTAGCTCTAACTCTTCTTGAGCTCTAGCCTCTTTTTTTTGCGCTTTAAGAGCTTTTACGGCCTCTAATTTATAAGATGTTGTCATAATATCCCCTTAATTTTATTTTCTAATTCTAACAGCTTTATATCTGTGTTGGTTTTTAATCTATCTATCGCCACTTCTAATTTATCGTCTGCTATTTGTTTTTGCGTTTCCAATCTTTGCATTTGTAAGTTTGCATCTAATAGTTTTTCTTCCGCTCTTTGGTTTTGTTTGCTCTCAAATTGCTGTGTTTCTATATCTAGTTCTTTGTCCCTGAGCTCTAATTCTTTCTGTCTAATATCAACCAATGGATCGCCACCACCGCTCATACCTATAGATTGTAAAAAGTCGTTTGCTAGTTGGGCCATGATTGCAGAGCTGTATTGTTCATTGATTACTTTGATTTGTTGCATGATTGCAGCTGCCTCCTCTGGACTAACTTGCTGTATGACCGACTGTATTTCTGCAATCCTTTGTTGCATTTCTGGTGGCATCTGTTCTTGAGCTAATTGTGCGGCCAAGAATTGTAAATGTTGCATACAATGTGAAATTATCAAAGCTTGTACTTGTGGACTTTCTTTTACTAAATCGGTAAAAAATAAACTTCTGTGCGTGTCTATATGAGCTTGATGGTTCTGTTCCGGAAAAGCTTGAGCAGGTTGTCCTAACAATAAACCAGCGTTTTCTAATCCTGCCTCGACCGGTTGTGGCGTCATATCGGGCGGTGGTTGTAACAACGCCTCTACGTTATCCACGCCTAACGCCGCATACATTCTGCGGTAAGCCTCGTAGATACCCATAGGTCCATGCACTTGTGGGTTTGACTGCACCATCTGTAAAAGCTCTTGGGCCAAGGTAACTCTTTGGCTTTGTGAAAAAATGTTTGGATCCGAAACCGGTATTATGTCGACACGATCATCAAAGTCTTGTTGTTTAACTTCATTGGATCCTGTGCCTATCGCATAATTGTAAATAGGCGGTAAAGACTCACCAAATACTTTGGCTAACAAATTAAACTCTAATTTTTGCGAATAATGCAATCTTTTGTGAATTGCACTCATAACTTTGGTACCACGCTCTAGGAGGGCCACCGTGGTACCTACAGGCATAGCAGCGTTCATGTCGCCTACATTCATGTCCGCTATAGCTGCAAAACGCTTACCTGAGTCTACGAGTAAGCCTAGTAACTGCATCAATACGTTGCTTGGTTCTTTTATAGGTAAAGGTATTAAGTTCTCTCTTAACGATCCACCTGTCGTATCTATGTCTCTAAATTCACCAGGTTGTAATGGATCATCTTCATCACGAATACGCATACCTCTAGCTTTAAAACCAGCTGGTAAGTTGGCCAAAGTTCCTGCGTCTATAAGTTGTCGCAAAATAGATGTTGATGCTTTGGATAAGCCACCGATCATGTGTGAAAGACCTAAGCCATAAAATCCAAGACCAGGCATAAACTTATATTGCACAAAATAATTTATTTTGTTTTTAAGTGGATCTATCTCGTTGTAGTTTCGTCTAATACTTAAAACTTTTTCTGAGCTATCTTCAATCGTTACTATGTAAGGTAGTTTTAGTCCTGTTGGATTACCTGTTGCGTCAACATCTTCAAAACCTTCTATATCTAAAACAGTATGGACCTCGTATACGGTTCTGTTTCTGTTTTCTTTGTAAGACGGAGATATGCCTTGTATTTCATCTATAGCCTCTTCGACCTCTGACATGTCCTCAGCATAACCATCGGATCCTATGTCTACGTTTGCATAAAAACCAGATAGTTGTTGTTTTTTAATTTCATTGGAAGACATGTTGATAACATGGGTAATCCTTTCCGCAGAGCTAATATCAGCAGCCTCATAAGGCACGATAAGATCTTCTGGCGGTATAAATTTAGACATGGCTCTATTTAGAACAACGTCAAAATAAACTTTTTTAAAGGCAGAACCAGCAAGCGGCAAATAAAATAACATTTGATCGAGCTCAGGATCGTACTCTTTCATTACATTCATAATGTAATAGTTCATAAACTCTTGGACCCTTTCTGCTTGATTCTCTATTTCTACTGTACGAGCTCCCACTATTTCTGTTTTGACAGGTCCTTTAGCGGGTAACATTTCTTTATAGGCTTGTGCTTGAAACTGTGTAACAGCCTCAGCTAGGATAGGGTGTATTACACCGGAAGATCCTTCAAACGGTTGCGATCTAGCATCGTCAAACTTCATGCCTAAATATTTAAGGCCGTCTGTGTAGGTTTTTTCCCATTCGCTCCTAGATTGTTTGTCACCCTTAATAGAGCTTAGAAGATCGCTTGCTATGCTGGCCAACACGTCGTCACCTAAGACTTCTGCTAAATTGATGTTAAATCCAAGTTGTGGGATGTCTGGCGTAATTTCTGCGTCAATTAACACTTGTTCTTGATCTACTAAAATTTCAGCAGCTTGTCTGATTTGGTCTTCTCTGGTGGTGTCCGGCATGACCTCAACCGCAGAACCCATTTGTTTTATATCTGGGTTGTCCTCTGTACCTAATGCTTTATCAATCGCCATAATAAATTAGTGTAACACTCTTGGTCTGGTTTCAATATCTATGCCTACTAAATCAACCAATTCGCCTTCGACCCATAAACCGCTATATTCTGCTATCGCCTCAGCCTCTTCCAACGTATCTGCGTGTATATCTGGGCCGCAATAATCTCTGCCGTCATGCTCAAATTTAGTCAAAAATATTTTCAATAGTAAACCGTCCTATCTGATTTTAAAAGTTTTACTTCGTCTTGGTAATCCTCATGTAAAGATATAAAACCTCCCTGCCTAAATCGCATGAGAGCCATTGTAGCACTATCGCAATAGTCGTCATAATCACCAAAGGGAAACGATGCCATTTCTTCTATTACCTCATCTGCAAAGTCGTGTTCTGGCGCCCACACCATGCCAGATTCAAACATTGGTGCAACACTGTTCATTCGTGCTACTTTGTCTTGTCCTCTGCTCGGTGCATAAGATGTCACCGGTATGCCCATTCTGCGTAGTTCTTGTGTTAGTGGTGTGCCTGATGCTTTTGCCTCTATCAAAACGCAATCAGGTTCCCAATAACGATATTCTTCTAAAGCTAATTTTTTTAACTCTGGAAAATCACATCTGACTCTTTTTGCGTCTAATAAAATTATTTCATCGGCGTTTTCGTCGCCACGATTGAATATGGCCCAAGTCGTAATAGCTGAATAGTCTGCCGTGTCTTTTTTAGAAAAAGCGGTATCGTAACTTTGAATGACATAAGAATACGAGGGCACGTCAGCATCTTCCCACCTATTCCACCATTCTCGTTTCACGATAGAGCCTTCCTCTGCTGTTGGATC